GTTGGGACAGCATCGGCTGATGTGCGGTGACTCGACTAGCGTGGACGCGGTGGATGTGTTGATGGCGGGCGAGAAGGCTCAAATGGTTTTTACCGACCCGCCATATGGCATGAGGCTGGACGCGGACTTTTCCGGCATGAAGTCGAACCCGCGAATGTTTGACGGAAAAGGGCTGCTTGGTGGCCGCAAGTATGACAACGTGATCGGTGACCATAACGACTTTGTGCCGGAACTGATCTCTACGGTATTCGCTTGTTTCGGGTATTGCGCTGAAATCTTCATGTGGGGGGCCGACTACTACGCCGAGTTGATTCCCAGCAAGAACGATGGATCGTGGATTGTGTGGGACAAGCGTCTTGACGAATCGGCAGACAAGATGTTTGGCTCAGGATTTGAGTTGTGCTGGTCAAAATCCAAACACAAGCGCGATCTTGCGCGCGTCAAATGGGCTGGCGTATTTGGAACGGAGAAGGAGCAAGAGCGTTCGCGATGTCATCCGACGCAGAAGCCTGTCGAACTTGCGAAATGGTTCTTCGAACGATGGGGAAATGCTGGCGATTGCGTTGTCGACCTCTATGGCGGAAGCGGATCGACCCTTCTTGCCTGCGCCCAATCCAACCGCATCGCCCGACTGATGGAACTTGACCCGCGCTACTGCGACGTCATCCGCCGCCGCTGGACGCGCTTCGCCAAGGCAAACAACCTCGACGCGGGAAGTGGGGCGCTAGATGGCTAGACCTACCAAGCTCAACGCGGAAGTGACCCGCAAGGTTTGCGAGGCGGTCAAACTAGGCTCGACCTACGCTGACGCCGCAGGCTATGCGGGCATTGCCTATCGCACGTTTGCCGATTGGATGCAGTCGGAAGAACCAGAGTTTGTGCAGTTCCAGCAGGCTGTAAAGGACGCACAGGCTGCGGGCAAGATCGGGCTGCTGGCCAAGATAGAAAAGGCAATCAACGAAGGCGCTTGGCAGGCAGCGGCATGGAAGCTGGAGCGTCGCGATCCAGAGTATGCCCGCCGCGACCGCGTGCAGCTAACCGGCAAGGATGACGGCCCGGTAAAGATCGAAACCGGACCCGACCTGTCCAAGCTGACCAAGGACGAACTGCGGGCAATGGAAGCAATGCTCGCCAAGGCATCCGGTGAAAGCACCGACCCGTGAGCAAGTACGCGCTGCGCTTCGTCGCGTAGACCTGCTGGCGTTCGTCCAGGACACGACGCAGGACTACAGCGCGGGCTGGGCGCACAGGATGCTTGCCGAACGGCTGGAGCGGTTCAGCGACGACATCTCCGCCCGCCGGTCGCCACGGCTGATGATCTTTACGCCGCCACGGTTCGGCAAGTCTCAGCTTGTTTCCCGCCGCTTTCCGGTCTGGCACCTTGCCCGCAACCCGTCACACGAAGTCATGCTGGCAACCTACGCGCAGGCGTTGTCCAACGACCTGAACCGCGACGCGCTGCAATGCGCCCAGATGCCGGAGACGCTCGCCAGCTTTCCAGAGTTCAAGTTGGCGCCGGAACGGCAAGCGGTGGAACAGTGGAAGACCGACCGTGGCGGTGGCATGGTTGCCATCGGTGTCGGCGGTCCCGCGACTGGCCGTGGCGCACATGCACTGGTCATCGACGACGCCGTGAAGGGCGCGTCTGAAGCCGCCAGCGAAATCTACCGCGAAGGGCAGAAGGCGTGGTACCAGCAGAACGCCCGCACGCGTCTCGCTCCCGGTGGCGGCATCTTGATCACCATGACGCGGTGGCACCAAGACGACCTTGCCGGTTGGCTGCTGAAGCAAGAGCAGGACGGCGGAGAGCGTTGGGAAGTCATTTGCCTGCCTGCCATCGCTGCAACCGAAGAACGCGACGCACAGGGCAACGTCGTGCGCCGTGCGGGCGAGGCGTTGCATCCGGAACGGTTTGACCTTGCCGCGCTGACCTCGCTGCGGGCTGGGCTGTCGCCTTACGCATGGGCTGCACTCTACCAGCAAACGCCGGTCCCCGACGGTGGCGGGCGCATCAAGTCGGCATGGCTGGCAGAGACGCGCTACGTCACAATCCCGCATGATGCCAACCGCGTGCTGCACTCGTGGGATACCGCCAGCAAAGCGGGGCAGTTGAACGACTACAGCGTGTGCAGCGTCATCCGGCCCTACAACCAGCGCGCTTACCTGCAAGATGTCTACCGGCAACGGCTGGAGTTCCCCGCGCTTGTGTCTGCGGTCAAGTCGCTGGCGCAACGCGACAACCCTTACGCCGTGCTGATCGAGGACAAGGGCAGCGGGCAGGCGCTTATCCAGACGCTACGGCGCGATCCCACCTTCCGATGGTCCATCGTGCCGGTGAACCCGATGGCTGATAAAATCACGCGCATGGACGGCGTGACACCATGGCTGGAAGGGCAGCGGTTCTACCTGCCGCAATCCGCGCCATGGCTGACAGATTGGGAAACGGAAGTCTACTCGTTCCCAGCTGCCGCGCACGACGACCAGATCGACTCGCTGTCGCAGGCGCTCGACTACCTGGGACGCGAGAACGGCCTAGCCGTCTGGCGCGTGATTGCTGAACAGCGCAACCACGGACCTCAACGACCGGTTGCGATAGACACGCGCATGGCTTACGCTATCCGTGGGCGTTGACCTTTTGGCAGGGCACCGGAGCATCACATGGGCTTGTTTGACCTATTCCGTCGTTCACCAGCTGCATCAGAAGCAACGCCCGCCCTCGCCCAACCGAACCCGCAAGACGACCTTGCCGCACGTCAGGCGCTTGCCCGCATCAATGCCGCACGTCGCGATAGCCTGCAAAACGTCATCACCGGGTTGGGCGTCATCGGCGCTGACCGGCGCATGGGCGCACGGTACGACCAACGCCAGCCGCTTGTGATGACGGAGCAGTATTGGCTTTATAAGCAAACGTGGCTGGCATCGGTAATCTGCGAGTGTGTCCCGCAGCACTGTGCGCGAGCGTGGTTCGACGTGACGGTGAAGGAGAACCCGGAAGCATCGGAGGCGTTGCAGCGTGCGCTGGACAAGTACCGTGAAAACTTCCGCTGGGCCGACACGCTTGCCAACATGACGGGCGGCGCGCTGCTGGTCATGGGCGTGGACGATGGCGAGACGCCCGACAAGCCGGTGAACTTGAAGCGCACCAAAAGCCTGATTTGGTTGAAGCACTTTGACCGCTGGTATGCGTTCCCGTCCAGCCGCGTGGAGGATCCGCGCAACCCAAACTTCGGTGAGCCTGCGGCGTACAGCGTCTTCGGCCAAGCTGCCGCGTACATCCAAGACCCGAAGGCAACAGCGGTCGGCAACTTTGACCGCACGCGTTGCTTGCGCTTTGACGGCAACAAACTGCCCGAACTGCTGAAGCAGGCGAACCAGGGCTGGAACGATAGCGTTTTGGAGCGTGTCTACGACGCGCTGCGCGACGCCAACCAAGGCACCGACGCGGGCGCGAAGACGCTGACCGACTTCACGCTGACCATCCTCAAGATCGTCGGCATGTCGCAGGATGTGCTGGCGACGGGTGATGATGCGCTCAATACGCGGCTGGCTACCCTGTCGCAGACCATGAACACCGCAGGCGTGATGGCGGTGGACGATTCGGAAACCGTGGAGCGCATCGGCCACAAGCTGGCTGGCTTCCGTGACGTGCTGGATTTGCTGCTGGAACAGGTCGCAGGCGCGTCAGGCGTGCCGCGTGCAATCCTCTACGGGCAGGCGATGGGCACCAGCCGTGCGGGCGCAGACACGGACATGCGCGCCTTCTACGACCGCGTGCAGGACAAGATGGTGTCCGATTGGGAGCCGAAGTTGCGGCACCTGTGCGAGATCATCCTTGCCACCGACCAGTTTAAGTCTCTGGGCATCAAGATCGACGACGTGGACATCTCGCCGCGCTCGCTGTGGCAGGAAGAACCGGAAGTCACCGCCAAGATTGCCAAGGATCGCGCCGACACGCTGACCGCCCTCAACGGCACCGGTTCGCTGACGGTCGAGCAAGTCCACCGCGCTGGCGTGGAGATCCTGCAAGACGCTGGGTTGCAAGTGGACGTGGATGACGGTTTCGTCTCGTCGACCGTGCCGCTGCCGGAAGAACCCGACGACACGGCAGAACCCGCGCCCAACCCCGGCAGTCAGTACGTCGGCGCAATGCCACCGCTGGCGGGCAAAAACAGCTTCGGCCTGCCGATCATCCCTGACGTGAACAGCAACGCGGCTGGCGGCGCGTAACGCGTCCTAAGGCCATTAGCGTGCGTTTGGCGGGAGGCTTTATGGCTGGCAGGTTGCACCACGAACACAAGCAGACGCAGGCGCTCATCCGCAGCCTGACGCCGCCCAAGGTCAAGCCGCGCAAGTCCAGCTATGTCCCGGCGCATCCGTTCCACTTGGAGGACTACTACATCCGGCAGTTACACAGGCGCATCGCTGACCCGCTCATGCGGATCACCTGGGACGCGCTGAAGCCGGTTGTGATGGCCTACCGTGCGCCCAGCGAACGTGCAGACGATGACGATCCGTTCATCACGGCAATCGGCAAGGCACGGCTGCGGTTTGCCGCACAGGTAGACGTGGACGCACAAGCGCAAGAAGCGATTGACGACACCGCGCCGAAGGTGGAGGCGTTCAGCCTGACGCAACAGCGCAAGGCGTTGCGCGTGCTGGGCGTGGACACAATCGGCACGGACTTGTTCAAGGTCGCAGCGCGCAAGGACTGGACGCAGACCAACGTGGCGCTAATTCGCTCGATTCCGGAACAGTTCTTCCCCGACGTGCAACGCCACGTCATCAGCGCCGTGCATAACGGGATGCGTCACGAGACGCTTGCCCGCAAGTTGCGCGAGGAGATTCTGCCGCTGTCCCGCAGCCGGTCGGCGCTTATCGCCCGCGATCAGGTCAGCAAGTACAACGGCCAACTGGCAAAGTACCAGCAGAAGGCGGTGGGGATCGAAACCTACGAATGGCTGGCAGTCCATGACCGGCGCACACGCGAAACGCATTTGGAACTGGACGGGACTACGCAGCGTTGGGACAACCCGCCTGCAATCGGGCACCCAGGCGAGCCGATCCAATGCCGGTGCGTCAGCATCCCAATCCTGTAGCGGATCAAGCGCGCTTGCGTTTGCCCTTTGGCTGCGGAGCCTCGACCGGTTCCGGCTCGACTTGCTGGGCCGTTTCAGCAGTAGCCTTGATCTCTGCCAACGCCCGGTAGCAGGCGATGCGGTTGCGAACGTAGCGGTGACCCTCCCGCAATGCGTGGTCGCTGGTCCAGAACTGCGATTCGGAGATGTCGATGATCTGCTCGCCGTCGTGCAGCATCCAGACCCAATCGTTGATGGCGCGCCGTCCAGCGACGGGCACGGCGGCAAGCTGCGGGGTACGTTCGGTCATTTGCCCTTCTTCTGCCGCCCGTATCGCGGATCGGCTTGTGGCTGCGGTGGCGTGACTGCCGACGTGGCAGCCCATTCCCCGCAGGTATCCTCTGGCGACACGCGGCACCACAGCGGCACCACGTCGCGATCGGTGGCCAGCACGCGCGACACGACCAGCGGCGCAGGCGCATAGCGTCGGCACGTCCCGTGTATGTGAAACCGGCAACTACGGCACGTCATCGACCTTCCTCTTGATGCAACCGTTGCGGCGTGGCACGTCGTAGCCGTCCAGGCGCAACTCGTGTGCTAGCGCGTAGACCGCATTAGGCGTCTTGCCCAGCGTCTCTGCGGCGGCGTAGTAGTCTGGAGCCTCGCGCAGAATCGTCGCAACTTCCTCTGGCGACAACTTGCGACCCACAAGGATCGGTCGGCGTGGTAGCGGTTTGCGCGGTGGCGGCATAGGATCCTCCGCGCTTATCGTGCGGGCAGCATGACCGGCTGTCAAGGCTAAGGCGCTTTCCGTTGTTGCGGCTGTGGTGTGTATGCCCCACCATTCCGCTAGGCAGGCGACTTTCATAGCGTCTGACCCAGAGGCAGATGCTCCAGCGGCGTGACACGATACGGCTCGACGATTCCGCTAGCCTCGGTGGTCGGCACCTATCGCCTGTCACGCGTGCTGGAATCTTTGTCTATCACAACGAAGACGGCACCATGCGCCGTGAACTGCGCCCACCGGAGTGGGTCTTTCACCCCGATTCGCTGGTGACGCTCGCGCAGGTTCCCGTCACGCTGGGACACCCCGACGACTTTGTGACGGATGACAACTTCTCCGAACTGGCCGTCGGCTTTACAGGCGACACCGTGCGCCGTGACGGCAACTTCGTGATGACGCCGATCAAGCTGTCGCGCCGTGACGCCAAGATGGCGGTGGCTGGCGGCATCCGCGAACTGTCGTGCGGGTACGAGTTCGACCGCCTGGACATGACGCCGGGCGAATACGAAGGCGAACAGTACGACGCCGTGCAGGTCGGTCCGTTCAAGTACAACCACGTTGCGCTGGTTTCGCAAGGGCGCGCCGGTCCCGATGTCCGTTACCTCGACGGCGTGTTGTCGTCGGATCACCTCGCAGCCGCAATTGCGGCAGGAGCCAACATGAAAAGCCAGACGATTGCGGGCGTGACGCTGCGCGTTGACGACGCCAAAGAGATGTCCATTCCCGCCGACCTCGCTTCGCTGCTGCTGAAGATGCACGCGAAGATGGAAGAAATGGAAGGCGAGTTGGAGGAAGCCAAGGCGATCCGCGCTGGCGCTGAACAGGTTGCCGCCGACGACGACAAGAAGTCCGACGACGACAAGAAGTCCGACGACGACATGAAGGACGGCTACGACAAGAAGGACGACGACAAGAAGGACGACGACAAAAAGTCCGACGATGATGACGACATGATGGCTGACGACGACATGTGCGGCGATGACGGCAAGCGCAAGAACGACGCCGCCAGCATCCAAGCGCGTGTTGACGCCCGTATCGCGCTGATCCGTGACGTGGAAGCGCACCTGCCCGCTGGTTACGACTTCGGCGGCAAGGGCGATCACCAAGTCCGCTGCGACGCGCTGAAAGCGTTGCGTCCCGATGTGAAGCTGGACGGCAAGTCCAGCGAGTACGTTGCCGCCTATCTGGACGCCGCGTTGGCTGCGACCCGGATGGACAGCTACCGGGGGCTGAACGCTCCCGCGAAGGCGTCTGTGTCCACGGTGGACAAGGCGCACAACGAGTATCTGGCGACCGTGCAGGCTCGCCAGAACCGCGAACGCGGCCTCCCCGCGTAACGTAAGGAAACCCGATGGCTCAGACGACTGTCACCAATTTTGCCACGCCCGGTTTCGTCGGCTATCTCGCTGAACAGCGGGCTTCCGACGTGCTGAAGGGCGGTCCCATTGTTCAGGAAGAAACCATCGCGCTCGGTTTGGGCGTGGTGCTGGATCCGTCGCTTGACTTTGCCGTGAAGCTGCCCAGCGCAACGTCCGGTCAGGTGTTTGCTGGCGTGACCTACAACGCCTTCACCAAGCCTTCGCCGCTGTCCAACTCGTACGG